CTTGTTCCCTTGGGTCACCGCCATTTCAATCTGGTACTCCCACCAGGAGGCACCCCAGTCCTGGATCTGGGAGGTGCCAGTAAAAGGCGAGCGCGCCTCGGCGACCGACGTAACCAGCCGCCGCTCAAGTGAGGACACCAGCGTCAGAGACAAGACAGGAATAGCCATCTCAGATCACCTGACCCCGGCGCCGCCCATCGGCCACGCTTTCCTTCGCGATGCGGGCGATTTCTGGGATGGCTGCCCGCAGTCGCGCATCGATCTGCTCGGCCACGCCCATCTGCGCGCCGCGTGCGTCGATGTTCACGTGCACGCCGGTGCCAGCGCTGGCGCCCCGGCCGTAACCAGTAGCCTCGCGCCGATTAAGCACCCGTTCTCCACGCTGCAAGATGGCCGGCACCTCATCAGGTCTAAGTCCCGCCCAGCCGCCAGAATGCAGCCGGGGGGCATCTGCAAAGGCCGAGACTGGAACAGCTCGCATCGGTGCGCCCGCACCGACGATGCCGCCCGCATGCCAGATGCTCGCATTCACCATCGGGTTTGCGGCAGCCGCTGCCCCACCTCCGAAGACCCCACCGCCAAAGACGCCCGAAAGCGCTGAGGCCAAGGGGCCCAAGACCGCGTTCTTGAAGGCAAGTGTGGCAAGGTCCGCCAAGATCGAGGAGACCAGCGATTTGAAGTCAAACTTGCCGGTGGTGACAAATTGGCGGAAGGCGCTTTCCGCCGAGGAGAAGGCAGACGTCAGCGTCTCGCCGAGCCCCTTGCCCCAATCCATGGCCCCCTTGGCGTAGTCAGCCAAGGACTTCGTGACCTGGACCCAACCGGTCGCCGCGTCTTCTGCGGCCTTCTTGGCCGCACCACCCGCCCCACCTGCCGCCTGGCCTGCGGCGTCAAACTCGTCAGACACAGCGCCAGCCACTTCGGCAGCGCCGGCCAAAGCGTCTTCGCCTTCCGTGCCCGCGCCGATGATTGCCGCCTTGAGCGCCGCCCAAGCTGTCATCGGGCGGGAGGCAGCCTCAGAGAGCATACCAGCTGCCTCACCATAGCCGGAAGCGCGACCGCGTGCGGCCTCCGCCATGCCGCCGAAGAGATCAGGGGTCTCAATGTAGGTCGTGCCCATGGCCGCACGGAAGGCGTCAGCCGCCGCTGTGCCTGCCGCCGAGGCTGCGCCCTCGAAGGGATTGGCAATTCCCCCGAGATCGACCGCCTCCAAGGTACCAATCTTCAGACCACCTTCACCGGTCGCCCAGTCTGGCAGCAGGGCCAGCGCCGCGTTAAGCCCTTCAATGAAGCCATTGATGCGCGTGACCACCCCATTCAGCATCGACTCGACGCCACCGATGAGCCCATTCGCCGCCTGATAGGCAAAATCCCCAATCGCCTGTGGCAGCGCGCCCCAGATCGCCTTCACCCCATCGAAGGCGCCTTGGAACGTCCCGACAGCAGAATTGCCCCAGCCCACGACAGCCGACAGCGCCGATTGCAGCCCACCGTAAATCCCTGCCTGTGCGCCGGCCCAGCCCGCTTCAACCCGCGACCATGCGGCCGTAGCCGCCAGCGCAAGGCGGTCCCAGGCCTCTGCAGCGATATCGCGCAAGAGGCCGAAGGCTGCACCAACCCCGCCGACTTTGCTCACCAGTTGCGTGAACTGGTAAACAAGCTCGCCCGCGCCCACGATGAGCGCGCCGATCCCAGTGCGTATCAAAGCGCCGCGCAGAAAGACCAGCGCCGTGGCGAGGCCCTTCACGGAGAGGGCCGCAGCAGCCAATCCCACCACCCAGCGCCCCACCATGACCGTCGCAAAAGTTGCGGCATAGGTTGTCAGCCGGCCGAGATTGTCGATTACGGCGGTGAAGGCCCGATTGATAGGCCCACCAACCTCCGCCAGCCGCACAAACCCCTCGGCGAGAGCCGCCACCGCAGGCGCCAAAGCCGCGCCGATCTGATCGCGCATGCCCTCAAAGACTTGGCCCACGCCGATCAGGGCCATCTCTGCCCGTCGCAAGGCGCTGAGCGCCTTTTGGTCAAGCACCACCCCAAGCCCCGCCGCCCGCTCGCCCAGCCGCGCCATCTCTACGCCACCGTTTTGCAGCAAGGGAATGAGCCGCGTGGCATCAGAGGCCATCGCCTCAAGATAGAAGGTCATCTCTTGGCTGTTGACGCCCGCCTTCTCCAAGCTTGAGACATAAAGCTGCAGCGCCTCAGGCCCCGAGAGCCGCGCAAACTCTTCCGCCGTTACCCCCACCTTTGGGGCGATCTTCTCAAAAAAGTCTGCCATCGGGCCGCCGCCCGTCTGCAGGAAGTCCCCCACCCGGTCGTTCACGTCCTTAAGGATATCGGCGAGTTTCTCTTGTTCGATCCCGACCGTCACCGATGCGGCCGTCCAGCGCTGGAAAGCCTCCGGCGCGGCATTGGCGATCTGGGCAAACTGGGTGATCTCGGCAGCACTCTGTGCCGTGGATCGCACAATAACGCCCAGCGACGCTGTCGCTGCCGCGGCCGCAGCTCCAAGGGCAATTCCGGCTTTGCGCGCAAAACCCGCAAGACGGGCGTTGGCCAGCTCCATCTCGCGTGAGAGACGTCCAAAGCCTTTGGATCCGGCCTGGCCCACACCTTCCAGCTCAGCACGAACCTGACGGCCGCCCACAGCCGCAAGCCGGACAGAGATGCGTTTTTCGGCCACGGTATTGCCCTTGCAATATGTATCACATGATGATACATGCCATTATGATCTTCAGCACACGTGGAAAGCTTGCCGCTGGAGCGGTTCAAGGTCGCTTCGGCAAAGGCTTTCCTGCTGACTTGGTTAAGAGAACGCGCGCCATGCTTTCAGCCTTGGATGCGGCCGTCGTTCTCGAAGACTTGCGGTTCCCGCCCGGCAACCATTTGGAAGCTTTGAGCGGTGACCGTGCAGGACAACATTCGGTGCGCATCAACGGCCAATGGCGCATTTGTTTCATCTGGACCGATCAGGGACCTGCCGAGGTCGAGATTCTGGACTATCACTAGGAGGGCTAAACATGAGCCTCGTAACCAATCCATCCCACCCGGGCGAAGTCCTGGCGGAGCTTTATCTCATGCCACTCGACATGAGCCCGATTTCGCTCGCCGGCAGGCTCGAAGTGCCGAGAACCCGTATCGAGCGCCTTGTTAAAGGCAAGACCGCCATCACGATTGATACTGCGATGCGGCTTGCTCAGTTTTTCTCAACCACGCCAGAGTATTGGATGAACCTCCAGCGCGCTTGGGATTTGGCGCGTGCCCGAGAGACAATCGACGTCTCACACATCACACCTCTAAAGGCCGCCTGAGCCGAGCCGGTCATTTACCTTACGCACCATCACCGCCTCGATGGCAGGTAAAAGTTCAGCGATCGCTGGGGCCGGAATGCCGAGGGCCGCACCAAGCGCAAAGGCCGCGTTCATGTCCCAGCCGATCACAGCGCCGGGGACGATGCGCAACTGACCCCCAAGGCGGCCGACCAGGTCCCAGACCAGCCAACCCTCGAAAGTTATTGGCTGGTTCAGTCGTGTAGGGCAGTCAGGGCAGACGGATCCGCAGGCAGCGCAGTAGCCGTCGCCCCCGCCGAACTCCCACTCGGCACGGGCGATGAGGCGTTTTTTTCCGCGTCCAGCAGCAAGCCTTTCGCGACATAAAGGCTTTGGAAGGCCTCGAAGATCGGCCAGATGTCCAAAAGCGCGTCGATCGCATCAGGGCTTATCGGCAATGGCTCTCCCTCCGCGTCCCCAATCCCTTCCCATTCAAGAATGGCAGAGCGCGCGAGCGCCTTGGCCATCGCCAGTGCGGCCTCCTCCGTCCTCGCCTCTTTCGGCAGGTCGGCAATCGCTGGATCGCTGCGTGCAGCCACCATCAGCGCCGTGGTGAGCGGGCGGAGTTTTACGCGCACGCCGGGGACAAGGTCGCACCAAATAGGTGCGTTGGTGAGATCGAGGGTTAGCATGTTGGGTTCTCTCAGTAGGAGGCGACAGTGTTGACGAGGACGGCCGTACACATCCGGGTGGGGCTCGCAGCCTTGGCGGCCTGCCATTCGAAGGTCGCCTGAATGCCCTGTGGCCCCGGGATTTCGATCCGGGGGCGCGGCAGGTAGACGGCATGGGCCGTGAAGGTGAAGCTGGCACTTGCCCCAAGGCTCCAGGCGAAGACCAACTCACAAGGTGTGCCATCCAGGGCTTGGGTGATGAGGGCCGTGTCGGCAAATCGCACCTCCATCCGCCCGGTTAGGGACGCCATTCCGGGATCGGCACCCTCGATCTTGCCGTCCGCGCGAATTGTCTCGATCCGGTCAAGACCATTGGAATAGGTGACCTCCGCTGAGATGACATTGCCGAGCGGCGTCCCATTGCGGGTAATGGATCCGTTGAAGTGCCCGAAGCGCTGCAAGCC